TAATATGTTGTAAGGGTGTATTGTTCCATCATATACTCGATTACTAAACTTGCCGTTTACGTATCCAGCAAGTTGCGGCATGATAATAATCAACATACCATCTTGTACTAGCATTTTATTCCAGTTATAAAGAGTTTGCATAGGGTCTTTAACATACTGAAATGCATCGTGGCACCACATTACATCTACTGGAGTTGAAAATATTCCAGTATCTTCAAAATTAGCTTCTACCGGATAAACACGATCGTTATCTAAATACTTTGGGTTAACGTTAAGTTTTTTGTCAACTGCATATACGTTATAGTTGTGTGGTATTGATACTTCGTCTCTTGTTTCAAGTGTAGCCCACCAATTAACATCAATTCCTTCACCGCAACCCATATCTGCAATGTTAGTTAAACTATCAAGAAAACTATCATATTGATATATTAGATTTAAAGTCTGTAGACTATGTAAGTGACTTTGATACGGGCTTGTGAATTTGTCCATTCTTTAAAATCTCCACTGTTACTAATTTGCTATAATCAATTACTTCCTCAGTAAATTGTTTTGTTAATCGTTCTAAAGAAGGAGTATCGCCATTATTTAATAGCGGATAACTTTGAATTTGTGAATACATGCGGTCTATTCGTTCTCTAAGATAAAGCATATCAATAGAATTTGTAACACCTCTTTGAGGCCTTAAGTCCCTAATGGCTGTCCATTTTTCTAAGACATTAGAGTAAGGTAACATCTTCCATTCCCGCCGTTCTAAGTTTTACAATATGACCCAACATCCATTGTTTATTATCTAAACCTTTATGCACACCTAGCCATTTATTACGTAGCAATGCAACTTCATTGATTAGTGTTTCGAAGTCAATAACTTCATCTTCACCATCAACATATTTTTCTGCATCTCTGCTGGTTAATGCTCTGGCATAACCTTCAAGATATTTTTGAAAATGTGTTCGTCTAATTTTACGAAGTTGTATATTCAAGTAGCTGAGGACGGCTTCAATCTCTTGCAATTGATTAAAACGGTGTTCAGTTACTCCAGGCATGTCTTTAAGGTTACGTTCTACAATTCCTGATACAGTGACATCACGTCTAGCAGATTCTAGCTCTTTTTCGTAATAAGAAATAAAGTTAGGTAATTGTGTTAAATCTTTAACTACTTTACTGTACCACATTGTTTTTCCTTAATTATCGTAGTTTTCGTAATCGCTTCCAAATTCATCAGTATCATCGTCATAGTCATCTTCAACATCGTATTCACTATGAGATTTTTTGAGATATGTGCAACTTGTAGCCGCAACAAATTCTTTTAAGTCTAGTTCATCCATAGTATCAACAATCACACCCATTAAATGATCTGCGGCACCTTGCATTTGATTTGCAGGTACATAGTCTTTCATGATGTTATATGTTGTTACTAAAAAATCAAACTCTTCATCCATTAAGATTCTCCTACTTCAGCTTGGTCTTCAATTTCAACCAAGTCTTCTTCGTCGACAATAGTCGGCTCATTGTAGTTATTCATAATAAGTTCGAGGGAGTTATTTTCATTACGTTCCCACGCCTTACGGAATTGAGTTACTGCTTCTCCTGATGTAGGATCAATATATTCTAGCCTATTACCAGTTTTCTTAAGAATACTTTTCTTTTCAAACAAGTCAACCAATCCACTGTAAGGATTCATACCTGTTTCATAAGGAATCTTAACTTGCACACCTTCAAATGGTTTTGCATAACGTGTTTTCATAACCTTACAAGCGGCACGAATACCCATTACATCACTGATCTTATTGCCATCTTCATCTTCTTTTAGTTTAAGTTTTCGCATTGCAATAACAATACTACTTGCATAGATAAAGCCTTGTCCACCACTAATCTTATCATCTGGGTCAAACATATCTTGCGAAGCATAAGTGTGGTTAGTACAAACCATTCCTACGTTATAACTACCAATCATATTAACTGTATTACGTACAAGTGCAGTGAGTGCTTTGGGCTTTCTACCTAAATCACCTTTCATATTACCTGCTTCAAATTGATCAACATCTGTGGGTGTTAACAACATACCCAAACTATCAATTACAAATAACACTTTAGGGCGTTCTTCGTCGGACATTGCTTTATAATCTTTCATAAATGATGAGATCGTTTTAGCAACATCGTCAATCATGCTCATACTTAATTTGAGCAATTTATCCTCACCTGTGTCAACTCCAAGTGCTTGTAACCAAGTTTCATCAAGTGCATTTTCACTGTCAATTAGTACTACAAAAATACCTTGTTCTTGTGCGGCTTTTACAATGTTTCCACTTGCAAAGTAACTTTTACCTGCGCCACTTTCTCCAGCAAACACTGTAACCTTACCCATTGGCACGCCTTTATGAAAGTCGCCACTAATAAGATAGTTAAGTGCATGATTACCAGTACTTACCCAATCAGTTGGATCATGAAATCCGATTGTCAATCCATCGATTGCTTTGTTAATGTCTTTTCTAAATTTACTTACGTCAAACGGTTTAGCCATGAGTTATTCCTTTATTCCATAGTTGATATGTAGGGGAGCCGAAACTCCCCTACAGTGCTTAGACTTTTATTTTACGAAGTCTGTCTGCTTCTGATCATTGCAAGAATGTCTTCAGCTCGTTTACCTGAACCTTCAGTTTCTGCCGCTGGTGCAGGTGCTGGTTCAGCTTCAACTACTGGAGCCACTTCTGCTACTGGAGCAGGTGCTGGTGCAGGCTGTGTAACTTCAGGTGCCGGAGCAACTGCCGGTGCAACTGGAGCCGCTGTTGGTACTGATACTGCCGAGTCTGCTTTACCAGCATTATACTGGAAGCCACTTGGTTTGTAGTAAGCACCAAACTTTTCTGGGTCATAAGCCTGACCATCAACTGATGCTTCAAACATTTCAGTAATAACTTTAAGCTCAGTTTCGTTTGGTCGTTTAGGAAGGAAGTCGGATAGATTATGCAATCCATACTGATCAATACTAGCACGTTCTACTTCTGAAAGTGCAGTTTCCTTACGAGAGTATTTTGAAGTACTATAATCTGCATAGCCACCTTTTGATGTCTTTACAATATTAAAGTCTAATCCTCTCTCGGTATCTGTTGGGAGTTCTTCCATCTCAGGATCCATAAGAGCCGCTTTAACAATATTAAAGATTTGCGGACTAATCATGAAACGTCTGATTGGGTTCTCCGGAGCCTGATCGTCTCCATAACCAGCTTCTCGTACAAAGCCTTGGAAGATATAAGAACGCTTCTTCCAATACTTACGACCCATGTCTTCAAGACTTGAGTCTTTGAACCATGTACGTACTTCTGCCAGAATTGGACAGGCGTTAGGTTCCCACATTTCAATACAAGGAACTTGTACTACTTGCGGTTTACTATTAACGTCACCTTTGATTCCGTTAAAAGGCAAACGAATCATATTTCGTTCTACCCAAAAGAAATCATTTTTAGTGTCTGAGTCGGGGAGGAAACGAAGCCTGGAAGTAGTTCCTTCTGCGGCTTGCCAGTGTGCGTAAACAGCATTGTCGCCGCCACTTTGATTGTTTCCGAGTCTATTTTCTTGAGATGCGAGTTTCGCACGTATTTCAGCTAATGAAGCCATGATGTATTCTCCTTTTTTGTGCCATAATGTTTTGCTATATTTGCCTAAGCACATACACAGTATATGCTACTTTTATTTAGCAGTCAACAGGCTTTTTTACCAAAAAGAGAAAAAAGAGGATTTTGTGGTTTATTTAAGTCCAGCTAGTTGCTGAAGTTCTTCGATAGCTTCAACTTTGGTTGCTTTTGGTAAATTTTGGATTGTGTGTTTTCCAATAGCAGTTGTTAGCATAGACATTCTTTTAGCTGATAGGTCGGCATCTTCAGTTTCAGGTGCTGGTTCTTCATCTGGCCCTTCTGCATCAGCAGGTGCCGGTTCTGATTCTGGCTTCCAAGTACGTAAATATGATCCAACGGCTTGAATCTTTTCAAGCATTTCTTTTTCCATGTAATCATGGTCACCATTGGTTACTTCTTTCCATAATGGAGTAAACCATTGTACTATAGTTGATCTTGCATCGCCATCTGGACCTTGTATTTCACTAGCAGAATATAAGTTATCATACAATTCATCATCACCAAACACTGCACCAATAGCATTAGTTGCATTATCGCCTTCAGTGCCAAATTTAAGTGGTTTAGACATTAACTTTTTAAACGTTTCAACTTCTTCATCAGTTGACGGTAAGTGCCAGGTACCTTCCTTTAATTCGGAACCTTTTTCTGATGTTGGCTGTTCGTTGCTATCCATAATGCTGTCTGCCCATGCATCAATTTCATCGTTAACTGATTTAGTTAACTTCCCAGCTTCGTTTACTTTATGGTATGCTTTATACACAAAGGGGAGTGCTTCTTCAATGCGATGATCTAAAAACTTTTTAGTAAAGCGTTCTTTTAAAGAGGCTTCGTCGTCTATTTCAATTTCTTCTGAAGGTGCATGATTATCCCAAAATTTTGCATAACCTTTTGGTCCACGCATTGTTTTTAATCCACGTTGTACTTCAGTGTAACGGGTACGGGCCGCTTCAACCATATGTGGAATATCAGTATCTTCAAATGCTTCTACGTTTCTTGTTGCCATTAAAAACTTTCTTAGTTGTTGCATTTCAGTAACCATGTCGTAGATTTTGTTGGTGCGATCATCAACCATCATACCGCCCTGAGCAACATGCTGACCAATAGCACGAGCACCATGTAGATTGGTTGTTTTTAATTTATAACGTTCACCTTCTGCTGTTTCTACAAATACTGCGTCAATATTTCTTGTTCTTGATCCACGTTTCTCTTCATCAACCATATCAACATGCTTAATAATAAGACGAGTTTCGCCAACGTGGTCATAACTTTTTCTTTTTGTTCCGTACATCTTACTTTCCTGAATATCTAAATCGTTGGTTTGTTGAATGGACGTTTTTGTCTGTTGCATAATATCACGTAAATCCAGCGAACTGCGATTGATATCTCTGGTATCAAATGTTAGTGTATTCTTTCTAGCAAACTGACGCATGTTACGCAAGAACTCAAACCATTCATCTTGTTCTTTTGTATCTAAGTTGCTACTAAGGTCTTTATTAAAGTATACCTTTACACTTACTCCGTCAATGATACTTATAGTTACATTGCCAAAGTCTTTTTCACCTGACATGTAATTAAAGTTAAAAAATCGTGCTTGACTTGGGTCTGATGTGTTCTTACCAGACTCGGTTCCTAACGTTACGTTAGAAAAACGGCTACGAATTTTGTCGAATAATAGCTCTGCAACTTTGTTTATATCTTTCATAATACTATTTACCTAACTTAAACAATTAGTCCTTGCGAAAATATGTGTAACTTGCAAGTCGCTGACACGTTGTTGGTAGCAACATTGAATGAAATAACATGTTAGTTTCATTGTTTGGATTTAGCATCAAGTAACCGCTGTTTGGTATAAATTTAAACTGGTACGTAAGTCCATAATCATCAGTTACTCTACTTCGTTTTTCTTTTGGATCAAATTTTGGTGTCCAAAACGTTGTTCCATTCTCACCATCCCAGTATAAATGTAATGCTATTTTTACATTATCATCTCTGTGTATGCCAATTGTAAAGCCTGGTTCATCTATCCAAAAACGTGTACCTTCTGCGTGATCCCATTGGCTGTTTATTGTTGAATTAATAAGAGGAAGTTGTTCTCTAACTTGATCTTCTACTACATTGCACAGTGGATGATCTTCTATCATTTTACGTTTCAGATGATCCTGAGCATTTTCTTTGCGCCAACGTTCTGGGTTTTCTTTTTCGTGTGTGTAAAGTTCAGTTTGTACTCTTTTTAGTGTTTCGTTATCAACTACATTGTTAATCCAGTAAAGGTTCTCAGTTATCTGTTCTATCTCCATACGTTCCTCTTACACAACTATAAATGGCATCGGTTCAATGTAGTCATCAATTTGATCTTTTAGTTTGTCATCAAGATCTGAGTCAAAGTTTTGTAGTAGTTGAATCATTCTGACTGCTAACAAAGTACTCATTACTAAGTCATCATGTTCACCTGGCTTTGCACTAAAACTTATGCCATGACTAACAAAGGATTTTAATTCCGATAATAAATTTTTACTGTTTACTGTTATCTTGTTTGTTTCAAGTAACATTTTAAATTTAGAACAAGCGGCTAGTTTACTCTTAGCAGTGGTATTGAATCCTCGACGGAATTTACGAACATTACCTTTTTTGGCCGCTTCGCTAAGAAACACACCTGAAATATTCTCTTCACCAATTTCACTGATACTTACTAGCCCTGCTTCTCCTAGTGTATTATTTTCAATACTATAATAAATCTTATTAGGGTCGCCAATAATGTCATTTATATAACTAACTATCTCTTTTAGTATAACAATTTGTCTTTGTATTACTGTTTTGTTATGTTTCCACTCAGCAACTTGTACCAAACTAGGTACTTCATAAACCTGTATAGCTGAGTTGTCTCCGCCAGTTCCTAAACTAGGATCTAATGCAACTACATACTGACATCCAATTTCAGGTTTCTTGAACCAACGTACCTGTCCTTGCTTTTCAATTGGTTCACGACCTTCGAGTTCAAGCAATTTAATACTACTAATTAATGTCTCGTCATATATAATAGGTTCACATTCGTGTTCTCTTTTAAACCTTTCGTCGCCGATACTAGCACGTTCTTGAGTAGCCCATTCTACGTCTCGTTCAGGATGCCTATCCCATACAGCCATGTATCCTTTAAAACCATTTACACCTATTTCGGTTCGGTTCCCAAATTCATCTTGTGTTTTATTAGCACCCTTCCATAGCAACCAAAATTGGTCTTCGTCACTATTTGGTGTGCTTGTAAGAATAGCTTTACCACCTGTTGCTAGTGTAGGACTAATACTAGTCCAAAACTCTCGAGCAATAGTATTACGAACAAATGCAAACTCATCACAATACAACAATGTAATACTCATACCACGTCCTGTTGTTTCAGTTGTTGTAGTACTAACAATTCTACTGCCATTTTCAAAGTCTATACTGCCCTTGTTGTAACTAGTAACACCAGCACGAATATGATTTGGACATAGCTCATAAGCATAACGAATACGTTGCATAATTTCCTGGGCACCTGTGTATTTGTGTGCCGCAATAAGAATAGTACTATCTGGCTTAAACATGGCATACCACAACAAATAACCTGCCGCTGTCGTAGTTTTACCCATCTGTCTACCTAGTAAATTAATACTAAAACGATTATTATGATAGACATCAATTAGCTCTCGTTGGTAATCAAACGCATTATAAAGTAAACGACCTTGTGTAGGATGCTGAATATAGAAAAAGTTCTCAAGGAAATAGGAAACGCCGTTGACAGGATCAGCAGATTTTACAAGTTCTGCTAATTGTGTTTTGGAATAAGATTCACTCTTGTGTGCAGGTTTAACTAATACACCTTCTAAACTTTTACTCAATGTAGATTTCCCCTGTGGTTAAATACGTTTCAAGTATACACTATACTTATCACTCAACACTAGCCTAATAAGTATTAATGATGGACACACTTTTATTAAATGCAAACTACGAGCCAATATCAATTATTCCGTTAAGCATTATTGGCTGGCAACAGGCAATAAAACTAGTATTTTTAAACAAAGTAACAGTAATTGAAAACTACCCAGACAAAGTAGTACGTAGTCCTACAGTGTGCTATCCTGTGCCAAGTATATGTGTAACACACGAATACTTTAATCCAATGAAACGAGTAAAGTTTAGCCGTGCAAACTTGTACTTGCGAGATATGTTTCAGTGCCAATATTGTGCAGAAGTATTTGAAGAAAAAGAATTAACAATTGATCATGTTATTCCAAAAAGTGCTGGAGGAAATATGTCATGGGAAAATTGTGTAACTGCATGTAAGCCATGCAACTGGAAAAAAGGATCTAAGATACAGAAGCCGTTAAGAGTACCATTCAGTCCTGAATATTATCATCTAGTTAACAAATGGCGTAAAAGGCCAAGTAGAACTAAGTTAAGAGAAGAATGGTTACCTTACTTAGGATTAACTAAATCTAATCTTCAGATTGGTCGTCTTGAGGATTAAGTGCATACTTAGCTGGTACTTTACCTATACCAACAATCCTATCCCAAGCTCGTTGAGTGTATTTCATAGAGTTAACCCCAGCTAACTCAGACTCATCTTCTGTCTTTGTATCGCTGGGGTTATTATTTTTACTATTCATAATTTATTTACAAGGTGTAGCCGTTTGTACTTTGCCTACACGACTTTCTTCGGTTGAGGTATCAACTTGTTTAAAATAGAGTAGTTGTCCTTCTTTAAGTTTGTTGCTGGTAATAAAAGCAAAAGCAGTTTCACCATTTTTAGGATTTTCTGATCCTACAACATGACAACCAACCCAATCATAAGCAATTTCACCTTTTTTATAATGTGGTGTACAAGCCGAAGCTAGTACTAGTGTGAGTAATACTCCAAAAGTAGTTTTCATAATAGTTTGTGTCCTTTCAACCTAGACCTATTATAGCAAAGATCTTCCGGTTGGTCAAGTTATTTTACAAACGTATTTAACCAAAAACTAGCTCAAAAGCCGTTTGGTACTAATATGTAATGTATCGTTAATACAATACCTAAACTTGCACCTAATCCAACTAACATTTTTAAGAAATCTCTACCTATAAGAGGAAATACATTTTTTAGTTTATATTCGCCATTACTAAGTGTACCTATTGCTAATTCACGACCACATAGTATACCAACAAATACCCATGTAGTTGACATTGGAATATTGTTTAGTTCTTTAAAGAAAAGTAAACATATAAAGTATGCCGTATTAATAATAGTTGCACTTCTTACATATCTAGTATGTGCTTTTTCTAATACAATTTCTTGTATCTTGCCGCCGCCTTCACGGAACATAAATGCGAGTCCGCCTACAAATATAATACTAACACCTAACATCATATCCCAAGGAACTTGTCTTGGTAAGAATACTGCTATGTTGGCAATATCATGTGCTAGCCAAGTCCACCATAAAAATCCAGCACTTACCCATTGTGCTATACGCCAATACTTTTTACGTTCCTCTTTAACAGGATTGTTCTTTTCATCTATCCATCTAGCTATAAAAAACCAAAGCATATATGCAAATACTGCCGCAACGGCATAACCCATTATACTTTTTACAAGCATTTTTTCTAATACAAATGTACTTGCAAAAGCACTTAAAACTAAAAAAGACGTACTAACGGGTACGCCTATCCTTGTTAATAGTAATAGCACTAATGGTGCCATTGCATGATACCATTTAACTTCTTGAAAAGGTATCTTATCTAACCGGCCGTAACTTATGTCGCCACCATTCATATACCATCCGTACCACAATGCCCATAATAAAACCGCCGAAGCGGCGGCCCACATTGTTGTCCATTTAAATCGCTCGTTATTACTAGCAATCCATGTACCTAGTGTTTGTATACTATCGTTTGCTATAACACTATAGCCCGCAAATAGAAAGCCCAAGGCCATCCATAACGTTAATTGATCCATCCTATAACCTTTCGTAATTGATTGGCGTTACACTGTAAGTATAACTTATATTTTCTGTTTTGTCAACATTATTTACTGTTTTGACAAAATTTTAATATTACAATTATATTACAGTTAGAAAGGTTTTTCACCAGTTAGTTTAGGGCGAGCAAACCAAAGTTTGAACCATTCATCAGTGCCTGGTTCAACATTGTTTTTACGTTGGTATTCTGCTTTCTCTTTAGCAGTATCAGTGATGTTGTCTTCTGGGGATTCCTGTTTGATGCCAGCCAGTTTAACAAGTTCGCTTAACTCGTTTCTATATCTGGTCATTTGTTTTTACGTTTAACTGGACCTTTAGGAACTAGTGTACTTTTTGTATTCACATCTGGCATTTCTTGGCTTTTATTTCCTTTAGTCAATTTATCTTTCTTTGAAATACCCATTCGTTTTGAAGCGCCGTCAAGTATCGATTGGTCACCATCGCTGTATGATACAGTAGTCATTCTGCCGCCAGTTGGTCCAACCTCAGGCATATCAGGTCCATCTGGAGAACTTGCTAACGAAAGTCCAAATCTATATGCACCATAAAAATCTGTTGCCCATGTATGAGCTGTAGGTAATGCATGTTGTGCGCCTTTACGTAGACGTCTCTTAGATTCAGAAATAAATTCAAATGCTCTCATAATTAGACCTTGTTAGTCCATATCTACGACCCAACTACCATTGCGGAATTCCGCAACAACTGGGTCACCCATATTAAGATCTTCAATTCTAACTTTTAAAACGGGTTGCATATTATTATTTAATTCTTGGCTAATAATTTCTGCACTTTTCATACCCATTTCAGTTCCGTAACCACTGTTGATTACTTTGACATCCACGGTCTGTGTTGCATCTTCTTCAATACCAGCTAGTTTTTTAATATCAGTTAGCTGATTTTTTTGTACAGATTTGGATTCGTTATCAACACTTTCATCTTTCATTTGTGAATGTTCTTCCCTGTAACTAAACCTGTGTGCTTCTTCAATGGCTTCCATCGCTTCAATTAATTTTTGATTAGCATCAGTAATCCATGCTGGGTCGCCGCCTTCCCAGCCTACCATCTTACTTAATACACCGTCTTGACGTGTAATTTTTAGTAAACGGCCCATCATGTTAAACATTTCATTAAATGTTTTATCAATAGCAGTATAGCTTTCTTCAATTGGTTTTTCACCAATTGATGCTTCATTTTTAATGCTTTCATAACGTGGAACAATGCTCATTGCTCTACGCAATACTGCACTAAATTTAGTATTAAGGTCAAACATTGTACTAAGTTGATCATGTAGATCACCATTGTCAATTTCTGCTAACTTAATAATCATATTTTCAAGCATACGGCGATGTTCGCTAATTTCTCGTACTAGCTTTAACATCTTTGCTGTAGATTCTTTTTCTTTTGTGTTTGCCTGATCTTCTGGGGAACCTGATCGCATAGCTATTCTATCTTTAATTCTTTGTGTCATAGCTTTTTGTTTTTCAGTGGGTAATGGTGGTGCTTCACTAACAATTTCTTCTTCGTCGTCGGTTGAACACTCACTGTTGTCATAAGGGGCAACTTGTTCTTCTTGTAAATCCTTTGAGTCCTGCTGTTCGTCAAGTTCTGATGTTTCTGCTTGGCTCTCTACAACCTCAGGATTAGCCAGGCTATCATTTTCCCTTTTTAATATTGATTCGTATGCTTGTTGTAATGATGTTGTTAGTTCAATGCCTTCGGACATTGTATCTCTCATTTTAGTATATTCAGGCTTTGGTTTACCTTCATGATCAAGCATACTATTTTGTGCGTCTAACCAATTTTGGTCTATCTCAGCATCAGACTTTTTCTTTGCTTTCTTTTTGCCTTCGTCCATCTGTTTTTGTACTTCGTCCCACATCTTACCGGCTTCGTCTGCTGACATAGAGTCTTTATGCATTGCAATAAAATCTTCTTTATCATTCTCTTGAGCGTCTTGGTGTATGTCGCTCATTTTGCCTTCACCATAAATTTGTGCGTGGGCATCGTCCATCTGACTCATATAATCTAAATCAGATTGTGTCCTTTTAAGTTTAGGCAACTCCATTTTAGTAATCTTATAGTCGTCTGGTTTGCTTTGGTCGTATGCTTGAAATTCTTCATGTGATAGGTACATATCGCTATCACGATCGTAGTACTTGCCTTCTTTAGGATCATAGTATACTACTTTACCACTGCGTGTCTGGAATGGGCCTTCAAGTCCTTCCCCTTCCAAGTCAGTATAACGTTCTCTATCTATTGGAGGCATTTCGTAATAGCCTTCGTCAATATTTTTTAACTGATCATTTAATTTATAAAAATCTGTCATTTTATTTTTCCTTTGCTATCTCATCAAATTTAGTTGAATCTTTAACAAAGTCTTTAAGCATACTATCAACTCTTTTTTGTCCAACAGTTTCTTGCTTACCTTTATCATTTTCTTCGTCTGACACTTCAGTTTCTGAAAGTATATCGTAGTCTTCTCCGCATCTAGCAACCACAACATCGTGTGCAGAAATAAATGCTCTATTTACTAACAGATTCTTAACACCCTCAGCAGTTGCTGGGTATTTTAGGTCAACTTCAACTTCGTATGTGTCAATTGGTCCGTGTCTTGGAAACTCAGGACGTTCACTTATAGGTGTACGTTTGCTCTTGCTGACTGTTTCAACTTGATACACATCAATCGCTTTAGTAATACGATCAAGGGCTTCACCCTTAGGCTCTAAGCCTGCTAATTTGATACGAAACTGATAGGTTTTGTCAGCTTCGAAATAATATGTCTGAAATGTTTTCATTAAACAAACCACCTTCGTTTTTTATATTTTATAATGTATTTATCCGTCGGAGGTCTTTTTGTTTGCTGACAAAATCTCGTTTAATAGTGTCGAGCGATCAATAACTACACCTTGACCTTCAATTGGGTCTTCAACTCCGCCGTTATCTTTATTAATTTGATGATCCAGTCTGGCTTTTTGTAATTGCAGTTGAACCATTTTTAGTTTTTTATCCATTTTAGCTGTTTTTGCAGTAATTGAATGGCCAAGTAGTTGACTAGCAGTTTGTAGAATAACTCCGCTAAACCTAGGCTCTACATTCATTCCTAAATCCATTAGATCTTGAAACTTTTCTTGTGCTAAAGAAGCAAGAGCATCCATTTCGTTATCACTTGCATCTAAATCTTTAATAGTTGGTAATGCAACATCAATCTTATCAATGGCATTGTTAACTGATCTAATTGTTTCTACGTTAGTAGTAATTTCATTCTTTGCAACCTCAGGGTTTACCTCTTCAGGTTCCTCATGCGTTGGCTCGTGTATATCAGCTGGATCTACGTTAAAAAATTCTTCAAGTTTTTTTGTCATTGGCATTCCTATTAAGTATGTGTATATACTTATCGTTTATTGCCTTGGTGGAAAATTTGCTCTTCTGTGACTATCTTAAAATTAAGACCTTTTTGCTTACACCATGCTTTAGCGGCTTCCCATTTTGCCATGTTAAGCACTGTATATGCTTGGTCTCGTCGACTTTTAGCCTCTCCAAGATTTGTTTCTTTCTTGGGTTTGACTTCAATTACATCAGCACTGTGATTACCACTGCGATCAATGTAGTAAATTAAAAAATCAGGAACGTATATAGTATTCTTTCCTGTAAACGGATTTTTATAGTTAATACGTATTGGTTCACTTGCCCACTTTAGTATATTAGGATTATTATCACAGAACGACATAAAGACATGTTCCCAGCTACTGCGAAATGTAGGCGTGCCTTTTCCAACATACTTGTCTGGGTTTTTTATTTGATACTTGCCTTGGGAATATTTGCTCATGGTAAAATGCTACGTTCGACATATTTATTGCGAACCTTAGCATTATTAATTCCAAGTAAACTAGTACCTTGTCTATTGAGGTTTAAGTACATGCAAAGGTATTCGCTTAGATCACCAATTGGTACATTTTTGAAATCGTCGAGTACTTCCATTGGACTCGCTTCTAATTTTTGTGCTGTAAATATAACTGCACTTGCTAGAGCCTGTGCCGCTAATTTGTTTCCTCTTGTGTACATTTCAAAATGAGAAACAATAACGTCATTTTCAGGACCACTAATATCAACAATACGATCAAAGTAGTTAGTAAAGAATCCATCAACACTTTTATCAACAGAGTTTACATCTACTCCGGATATATTTGTTAATACATTTTTATACGCCATTTGTTTTCTCCTATAATAGTAGTCCTATGCCCTTATAACTATTTAGTGGTTATTTCAAACCTTAAGTTTTCGTGATCTGGATATGTTACTGCAATATGACCTTCTGGACAATCATAATCAATATAAGCAATCAGTGTTGCTATGCCTGGTGCTACCGTTTGGTCGGATTCAATCTGCATCTTAAATGCAAACGTATCAACAGTATCACTTGCTGGACCCATAAATTTACCAATACTACTTGATGCTTGGTGGACAATGTTTTCGCTGTCCCTAACAGTTAGTGTAAAGTCTGTGACTGTGCAATCATCTCTGTGTTTCTCTCTTGCCACAGTAACTTTGTAATCACCTTCGTATGGTGCTATGTTAAAGTGCTCAGGTGCCCAAGTAAGTATGTCCTTGTTTTCAAGTTTATCCCATAGAGTATAACCACCACCTAACATTGCCAATGTTGCTGTAATTACACCTACGCCTTTGGTTATATTTTCTACGTCAAAACTAAACATTTTTATACGCTATTGTTTTACACCTTACGTTGCTATAGTATTAAGTTGCTTACGAACTTCGGCTTCTTTGGCTTTAGCTGATGCCACTGATACTTGATTAGCAAAGTTAATAGCATTATTAATTGTTGGTAATGGAAGAGTTCCGTTACTCAACGAATTAGCTGTTGATGCAAAACTTGAAGCAGTACTTAGTAAAGATCCATTACTGCTAATTGCCGGACTTACGCCGCCAATTGCTTTAAACCCAGAGTCAATTGCATCGCCAACACTTCCGCCTATTTGTTTTAAGCCTTGTGCTACTGGGCCAGTACTTAGATTACTAATTCCTGGTACACTTAATCTATCTAATGGATTTTGTCCACTTAAAATATCTTTTCCAATCTGTCCTAATTCTGCACTAGCAATAGCTTTAAAATCTCCATTTTTAAAGTTGCTTAATGCTCTACTTGCTTTAACAACGGCACTTGAAATATTGCCTGCCGCTAAATCTTCAACTATCTCATCTGCTGTTTCAAGTAATCCACCTGGACCAGCAATACTATTAGTTCCGCCACCAGCTGGAGTTAGTGGACTTGGTGAGTTATCATAATGTAAATCAGCAAAGCCTTTAACATTATTTCCTGTTACTGTGCCTGTAGCATATTTAACTGTTTCAAATTGAACTGTCATTTCATGTGATAGAATTGAATCACCTGCGGCCGCTTCATGTTCTCCGTGTTTAAAAGAACTAATGATTGGGTTTATTAGTGTATACTTACTAAATCGTTTTTGATGAAAACTGTAAATGTGTATTGCATTTATAAATTGTAATTGAGCATCAGTTGAAGGTGCATCACCAAAAGGATCGGGATAGGTTTTAGGATAATTGCGTGGTGTATAACCCCATGCACCACCTACACTCGGTGAATACTTGTGTCCTTGTCTGTAAACACTATCGTAATAATCACTATCTCTAAAATAATAGCTATAATAATCATACCAAAAATTACGTACAACATCAGCACTGTCGTCATGGAATGTAAGTCTTATATCATCATACTCAAGTTTTGTTTGGGTATAGTTCCATCTATTATATGCATTTTGCTTTTTAATATTCATCTTAAACGATGGCAATGTTACTTGCTTACAAAGCATACCAAGTTCCATTTGCTCTTGGTTGCCTGTAGTAGCAATGCCTGGGTTTAAGTCAAACGCTACATGATATAGAAATCCATATTTAGGGGATAGCTTATAGTTGTCAGAAACAAATAGTTTACTGGCATGACTATAGTCTTTTAGCTGATCACCTTGTGAAAATTGTTTTAAAAATTGGTTTATGCTCATACAAGTATTTATGCCAAAAATAAACCCGGGTTTTAATTCGACCCGAGTTTATCTAGTTATAACAATTTACTTTTTACAGTTTTAGCTTTTAAAATACTTTTTTTCTTATTGTTGAGTCGTCTGCCTAATTATTATTAGCCAGTAATTGCTCCTGCGGCTGTACGTCCAACTAACGTTCCAACACCAACACCAACTGGTGATTGTATTGCGTTGTCAAATCTGACACTTAGCTGAATTGTAGCTGGCTCATTGTTTTCGTAAGCCATTTCTCCGTAGTTTACGTTTGACAACATGCAACCATATAGTTCCCATGTTTCTAATACTGCTGGCTCTAATGTTCCATTACCACCATCTAGCATTTCAAAACGTAATAAGAATTTGTAATCAATTCCAGAAGCGGCACTTGCCTGCTCTAGGAAGTCAAATTGTTTCTGAATCTGTTCACCAACTAGACGTGAAACGTTTCCACCTGCGTCATCACGCAATGTAACTGATGTTTCTTGCCATTCTGGCTTACCTTGAAGATATACTTTTGAGTTGTAAGTATCGATTGTGATTGGGTTGAATGCAACCTGTGGTCTCGCAATACTTACTATTTGTTTTGTCAGTTCCGACTTAGGTTGACTAACACCAAAGTTATCAAAGCTGGCACGAAAGCGATAGCTTAGTTTTGGCATTAATAGACCTTGTGATGTAGCACTTTGGTCCGTAGCTAATGGAACTGTAAATTTTGTTAAACTTGCAACTGACATGTTATGTTCTCCTTATACAGAAGTATTTATCTGTATTTGATCGACAACTGAGACCAGTTTAGCCCCAGTTGCCGATTTTTTTTAATTTATTTTATACACCTGCGGCAATATCACCTGGGTTTTTCAATCTAATTGGAATATATATAAATTCAACTGCTTTCATTGGCTCAATTGCAATATCAACGTATAGTTCGTTACGTGCAATACGAGTTGGTGTGTTATTTGTTTCGTCACAAACAACAAGGTAATCGTAAATACCACGTTTTGCAATTAGGTCGTTAATCGCACCTTCAATAATATTCTTAATTTGATCTCTTGTAATCTTATCATTTGGTTCAAACAAGAATGCGTTACCAACATTTGCAAGGATCGTTCTAATATAGTTAACTAGTCTTGCAACGTTAACTCTATCCATTGAACTTGCAACTGGGTTACGAGTTTTTTGTCCCCAACATACTAGTCCAACACCTGGAAGGATTGTAAATGGGTTAATTCTATTCTCGTAAAGTGCATCACGTAGACCGTTGTTAATAGCATTTCTAACAAATCCACCTGTTACAGGGTTGATCCAACCAATATCAGCGGCATTATCAATAAGTCCACGTCTAACACCTGCTGGAGCAAACCATTGGTAACTTACATTATCATTTCTGATATATGTACGTAGTGCCATATGACTTGCTGGCATAACAATAGTGTTACCTGCTAGATCGTTTGTTTTACCATGTGGGTAGTAAACAGCTAGGTAGGGATCAGCAGTGCTAAGTCCTGTTCCGTCTGTGTTATTTGCCCAGTTAGCAAAACTAATGCTATTTGCTGGTAGTGTCATTGGTGTGTCACCAATTACAAATGCTGTATTCTTACGATCGTTGTTTAGTGCAACCATATTTGGAATTACTTCTGGAAAACCAGGAGCAGTAATTAGGTTGTACGCAAACTGTTCTTCACGTATTTGGATATTTGCATCAACTGCTGATTTCATAGCTTTAACAACCATGTTGCGTTGTGCGGCAGTACCCATAAATGGTGCCTGGCTATCCATTAGTCCCGAAACACTTACCCATGTATCTACGATAGTAGGTAGTGTTTTATTTGGGAAACTATTTTCGTTAAAGTAATTGTTAGCAAACTTCTTAACATTAAATCCGCTACGTCTTGTGTTCCAAAGTAGTAATCCTCTTGGATACAACTTGTGGTTTGGAGCGTCTAAGTCTAAGTAGTCACTTGTTAAAAGACTCTTTACTGTTGGCATTGCTGAGGCAACAACATCTGTTGTTCCTGCTCCATCCCAACGTGCATCAGCAAAAGCAATACCGTTCTGACTAAATCTATCTGTTGCATCAATTGCAACAAATTCACTAGCATCATTGTAACGATAAAGTTTTGGATAGTTAATTAAATCACTTGTATCTAACCAAAGATCTCCACTTACAAGTCCTGTTCCGTCTGTTTGTGTAACAGGCTTACTTGCAGTAACAATAACACCATTTGGATCAGTGTTAGATAAATTATAACCACGTGCATCATTGCTTAGGTTCTTATAACCTTTCCAACCGTTGTCGTTAATCATAATGTCAACTGTAGTTGCATCACCGTAATACCAATATGTACCGTCTGCTGGCTCTTTGTAAGGCTTAGTAATACTTGCTTCGTATGCTAAAACTCTCCAGTTACTTAGGATAATTGCTCCGTCGCCGTCATCTAAGAAGTTTGCCGCTGTAAAGCCTGCACCACTAACCATTGTACCTGACACGTCTTTAAGTGTAATAACTCCACCAGTATCGTGTGTAATTGTAATAGTATCATCTGCATTTGCTTTTGCTGAAACTTCAGGAATACCAAGTGCTGAGAACCTTGTAACCCAATCAACTGCGTTAGTAACTGTTACTGGGAATGTTAGTGAGTAATCAAAAAATGTATCAAAGCCACTCTTGGTTGCTTGGATAGTAATAGTTCCGCCGCCTGCTAGTGTAGTTGGTGTAGCAGTATTTGATGATTTACCTTGTACACCTCTTTCGAACAATCTTAGAATGTTACCTGTTGATGTATTATTTGTGTACAATGCAATCTTAGTTCCAAAAGGAGTACTAAATGTATTTGCATTTGGATCTAGAGCAAATCCTGCTTTAGCAAAGTCTGCGGCTACTGTTACTGCTTCAGCAGTAAATGTATCTGTTTCTGAATTGTACTTTTTAAGTGATAAGTTCATACCAGCACCTAGTACTGATGTTTTAATCCAAACACTACCTGATGGTCTTGGGTCTGTATCTGATGCTCTCCATGCTGGAACGTCAACATATGAACCGTGGTATAGTTCAGGTCCATTATATGTACCTGCTGTAATTCCTAGTGCGGCTAATATTGTTCCGCTACCGCTGTTAGCAATAGCAATCTTTCCGTCTGCATCTGTACCATTTGACGTTGCTGTTGAGTCTGCAAAGATTTTAAAGTTATTAGATCCATCAACGTATGTTGTAATACCAGTTAGTCCGGATGCTCCATCAAATGATGTTTTAAGTTCAGCTACTGTAGTACCAGTTAATGTAACTGTAACACCGTTGACTGTAAGAGCTTCGGCAGTGGTTAATGTTGGATTTGAAACTGTAGCAGAAATAGTTGGCTTAGACCTGTACCATTCGTCAAGTCCTAGTCTTCTCCAACGACCTAAATAGTCTTTGTAGTAGAATCTATTTTGTGCTGTTTTTGTTTCTCCGCCTACTGTTACAACTGCATAGTCTCCGTTACTGCCAATTGCAGTTGATGGATACTTGCCGCCTGAAAGAGTGGCTGGGTTAATCTCGTCATCAATATCAATGATAATTGGAGTCTTTTTAGTAAACTGGAATGTTGCGGCATCCCATTCGTAAATGCCCCAATCAGTTAATCCTAAGTCTAACCAACTTGTTCCGTTAGTTGGGTCACCAATTGGTCGAACGCTTGTTGCTTCTAACTCTTTAAGGTTAACATCAGCACGGATAGCATATAGTCTATTGCTTAGTCCTAGTGCGGAATATGAAGCCATTAAGCCGTATTCGTTTAGTGGTGAACCGTGTGTTGGTGTACCGCTGGCGCTCTGTTTAAATATCGGAGTTCCAAGAGCAGTAACAATTTCACGTTGGCTAGTGAACGCCTGCAATGTTGCGGCGTTAGCTTTAGTTGTACCAGAGGCAATCGTTGTGCCTGTATAAATTTTGTCTTGTTCGGTTGTTAGGAATACTAGAGGTACTGTTCCGACGGCACCTGGTACGTATGCACTCTCGTCGGTAACACTAAGCTCTAAACCTGGTGAAATTAATGCCATTTTATTATCTTCCTTTTACACTATTGTAATATTTAAAAACTCTGTATCAGTGAGGACACAATGTTTTTGCTTAAATGTATTTATTAATTATGTCCAAAAACCATGCTCTACAGATGCCCTTAATTAAGGTTTGCTTATAAATAACTATATGAGCGAACGCAAAATATGCCCTGTATGCGAAGAAAGACCTGTTGCTATTAATAGTCGTAAGGGCAACAAAGTTTACTATCGCAAAATGTGCGATTCATGTAGCCGTAAAAAGAAAAAATTAAAGCCAGCGGCACCTATGTGGTATCGTATGGGGTATCGTAAAAAAGAAAGATGTGATAAGTGTGGCTTTAAAGCAAAGACAAATAATCAAATGTTTGTCTTTCATGTAGACGGAAATCTATCAAACGTTGATAGTTTTAATCTTAAAACAATATGTGCTAACTGCAAAGCAGAGCTATACGGAAGTAGAATACCTTGGAAGCCTAGTCCACAAATTGAAGACTTTTAAACAATTCTTCTTTAGTTCCGTCGTTATAAACAACTCTATCAAACTTATCGTCAGGCATTGCCCAAGCATATTCACTTGCATGTATTCCAGGCGGAGTCTCACCAATAACTGCAATATTCCACCAACTCGGAAGTTCGCCTCTGCGTATCCACCATACTTCGCCACCTAGTTCATGTAATACATTAATTTCATTAGGAAAGCGGGTGTCTGGAATTATAAAATTTTGTTTAGGATTATCAAGTATTTTCTTTTTAACAAAACTAACCCATATGCCATCATAGAATCCATTTCGCATACATTCTGTTCCGTATAGTTGTAATACAAAACGTGGAGTTACAGGCTGGCTTAATTCTTTTGACCAAAATATATCTTCTTGCTCACGCCATTGTCTACTTTCTTCAGTATCACCTTCAAGTAGTTGACGAGGCCAATCGAATAATGTAGCTACACTATCTTTTAACTTATCTGCAAAACTTAATTTAGTAAAACCTTTGTCGTTCACTAGGAAATCAGCAACTGTTCCTTTGCCTGATCCAATAAGACCACAAATTCCAACAATCATAATGAATTAATCTCCAATGCTAATACTGTATTATAGCATAAACATTGGGTAGTGTCAATCTATCTTTTTTTGGATTTATTAAGATTTCTTACCATACGACTGTATGGATTTACTCTTTTAGTTTTCTTGGCTTTACGTGCCGCTCTAATCTTAGTATTAGCACGAGTAACTTTCATACGAGCTCGTTGTGCAACATCAATTGGTTTACTACAATCAATTACTTTAGGAACAACTCGTCCTTTACGTTGACCACTTAGACAACGCCATTTCATCACGGGACCTTTTTTAGATTTAGCCCAAACTAATTCATGTTCAGTAACATCAGTATCTTCTGGTAAAAAATCAAATGCTCTCATTTTAGTTTACCCTGTTGTCCAAGTTAATGGCATTCCACCATCAACATAATCTTTTAGTTGTTGCTCTAGCACATCAAGTTCGGCTTGTGCTTCGGCAACCAATGCAGGTCCATTAAGAGCAGTACCACCACTTGGTCCTGCAATACTAGCAAACTTGCTTCTTGCTTCTCCAAGTATACGTTTACAGAATGAATATGCATAATCTTGTAACCAAGGATATACCATATGATCATTTAGTAACATTAAATCTGGCTTGTAGTTGTTAACCTGTAGCCCAACAACTTCATCGCTTTGATCTGGAATCTTACGAATGATTGTTAATTTTTTATTTGCATTGTTCCAATTAAACTGCATGTAACCACCAAACATAGTCATTGCTAGTTCTTGGTACTGTGCATATAATTCATAACTCAACAAGCCGCCAACACGACCTGCTACCAACATATACGTATTCATATACCCTGCTGAGAATGGTTCAAACTGTGTGGCGGTATTGCCTGTGGCACTTCCAATGCCACGACGGTATATAGCATTAACAGTCATAATCTCAGATGGTAAAATATACTCTGAAGTTTCAGGTAGTAATTTTAAGAAAGCATAACTCTGTTCAGTTGCGGCACTACTACGTTGACGAAACTTTACTAATGCATTGTGTATTCCTAAATCGTAATGCTCTTTATCAAGCTCTACATCAACCAGCCCGTCACCTAATTTTAAACGAGTATAGTCTTCAATTTGTTTTTTAAGAGCATTTACTGCTGGCAAACTAGAACCATCAAATTCAATTTGTCCAGCACCTGTTCCAGTACCAGCATCAAATAGATTATCGCTAATTAAGGTGCCGTCAGCATTTAGTCCAGATTTTTGTGTTGCCATAGAGAGTAACCCTGCTAGTTAATATAATGTATTTATCAGGGTTGTAATAAGTTACTGAACTTTGATTAGAATTGTTTCGTTGTTAATTCTACCGTTTAGTTTGGTTTCAGTGGTTTTTACAGTTGACATAAACTTCCTTAGAGCAACTTTGTTTGCTTTTTGGAAGGTTTTCAATTGCTCTTCAGGCTTACGTAATGTTTTTTGCACACTAGCACTTTCTACAAAGTTTGTAATACTAGCACCTTTGACACCTAGCTTTTGATGATCGTCAGCAACATATTTGCCTAGTTTACGTGTTTTAGTATTATAAACCCAAAGCACTTCAGCATCTAGTATCTGCATTGGATTAATACTAGCAACTTTAACAACTGTATCTTCAGCTTTATACTTGAGCTTTGAAACAATCTTTTCTCTTGACGGACTCTTCTTAACACGAGTTTTACGTGTAGCTTTTTTCAATTGAGAGAAACTAGTACAATCTGCTAGTACTTCTTCATACCAAGCAATGTGTCGCTTCCAATCTGCAGGCTTCATATGAGCGTAACCTTCTTTGCAGTCTGGATCGCCTTTCTTTAGATCTTTCCAATCTTCTTCAAGTCCTTGTTTACGTTCAGTAACAAATTTAACAACATCACCAATTTTAGACTGAGGTAGCTTTTCATCTTGGAACAGTTTGTAGGCATCTGCTTTAGCCGATTTAGAACCTAGTATTACTTCGTCGTAACGACCTTCAAGCTCACCTAGTATTTCATCAACTTTTTCATTAAGTCGATCTTGAATAGTTGGCTTGTAATATGTACCTTTTGCTTTTGCCGCTTGGGCTTCAGCTTCTTTTTCTGCTACAAGCGGAGCACCAAGCTCAATTGCTTTTTCAATTTGTTCACGTATCCAAGTACTTACTGGTCTAACATCACCCATTGTACCTGCAAGAGATTGCCAGTACTCATCATGTGCTTTGTGATAGTCAGGTCTACCATTTGAAAGCATACGTGCATTATAACATGCTACTGTCGAAATTGCATGTGACGGTGCCGCTTTTGCTTCTTTAATTTGTTGGTTAGTGTAATCATTCTCTTTCATCCAGGCCCACAGATATGGAACCAAATCACTTCCTTTATACTCAGCATAATAAAAATCAGAAGCAACACGAGTAAAATCGTGATACTGTTTACCATCCCAATGCTCAGATCCTTCCCAATTTGGTTCTTGTAGTTTAGAGCCACGTCTAATGTGTACTTTAGCTCTGGGCTTCTTTTTCTTTGGGGTTAGATTTATACGTTTTTTTGTAACAGCCATATCCGCTCCTTTTGGTACTTATAAAATACACTACAATATACATAATAACACATAACAAGGATTTGTCAACCATTTATTTAACCACACAGGAGATTTTTCTAATAAATAAGAGTACAACTAATAAGGATTTTGCAAAAATGCCAAGACTTAGCCTATGGAAAGACGGACAACATAGTAACGATTACAAGTTTACAGATCGCCGTATTTCCGAAATGTTTACAATAGGTGGCACTGGAATGTTTGTACACAAATACATTGGTACAAAGGATCAAGGTGACCAAGGCGATGCAACTCAACCTCAATATGGTACTCAAAGCGAAAAGAATATACAAGATCTGCTATTTGTAGAAAACAGAGATCGTCAATATGATGATGATGTTTATGAGGTACGAGGACATTACACAAGAGGAGATAGCGATTTTGATCTATCTCAGTTTGGTATTTTTCTAACAGGTGCTAGTATTATGGTAACCTTCCATTTAAACGACATGGTTGCACAACTAGGACGTAAAATTATAGCTGGTGATGTTATTGAATTACCACATCTTAAAGACTTTTATGCATTAGACGATGACGTACCTGTTGCTTTAAAAAGATATTATGTAGCGGGAGATGCTAGTTTTGCATCTGAAGGATTCAGTCCAACATGGTGGCCTCACTTGTGGCGTGTTAAATTTGAACCAATGGTGGACGCACAAGAATACAAAGACATTATTAATAAAATTGCTGTTGAAGGTACTGCAACAACCACTGCTCAAATTCTTAGTCAGTATGATAAAAATATTGCTATCAATGACGCTGTTATTGCACAGGCAACTGCCGAAGTACCAAAATCAGGATATGATGTTGAACATCTATTTGAACTTAAAACAACGCTTGGTCGAGATAACTTACCAAGTGCAGACGACACAGAATATACAGCTGATCACGACGGTGAACCAGTTGACCTTGACAAAAAAGGCGTTCCACTTAATGCCGCTAATAATAGTTCAGTAGCAAATAACGAAGACAAACGTCTAACTGGATATTTAACCGGAGGCGTGTTTGATGGCACCA